ACGGTCACAGTTGACCAGCGTGTGTTGGCATCATTTGCTGAGGATCTCGCATCAAGACTTGCTCGCAATGTCAGACCCTTTGCTGGGTTTGATCACGCAGCCGGTGCTGCATCATTCTTGCCAAAAGAGTTCCGCTATGAACACGGCACCGGGCTGGTGCTGGATGTCGAGTGGACCAGTGCTGGCAAGTCTGCCATCGAAGGCAAAGACTATTCATACTTCTCGCCAAACTTCCTCTTGATCAATGGCATCCCTGCTGGTCTTGCCAAGCATGGTGAGATTGGCTCACTGGTCAACGAACCAGCATTTGAGGCAATGGAGAAGATTGCGGCATCTCACAACAACATCAACACAGAAAAAAATATGGACATCGACTATTTGGTAGAATTGGGCTTAGTCCCAGAAGGACAGGATCCACTGACAGCAATGGAAGTGGCGAAGGCAACACTTGCAACTCTTCGTGAGGACACCGTCATGGCATCGCACGTTGAGACAATCCAAGCACAACTTGATGCAGCAGTTGCTGAAAAAGATGTTGCTTGTGGACAAGTCGAGGATCTCACCAAACAGGTTGATGATCTCAAAACGGCAGCAGAAAAAGCAGATGATGAGAAGATCGAAGAGATCCTCACCGATGCAGTTGAAGCTGGACGCATTGCACCACAGGACGACAGCAGCAAATCATTTTGGCGTAAGTCGATCAAAGCAGACAAGTCTGCTGCTGGGATCCTTGCAGCACTTCCTGCCAAACCAATCAATGGCGAAGTCATTCTTGCTGGCAAAGCAAGTGCAGAAAACAAACAAACAACTCTCACAGGTATTGCTCGCGTAGAAGCAGCATTCAAAAACAATCAACAATAAAAAAATATGTCATTATCACTCCTTGATCTTGCAAAACTAAATGGGTCCGACCAAGTTGTTGGACTAATCGAAGAAGTCGCCAATACCTCCCCTGAGGTGACTATCATCCCTGCTCGCACAATCCGTGGCACTAGCTACAAGACTGTGTCTCGTAACACTCGTCCATCCGTGGGCTTCCGCGCTGCCAATGAAGGCACTGCTGGCAGTTCTTCGATGTTCAGCGAGCGTCTCGTTGAGTGCTTTATCCTCTCTGCTCGCGTGGAGATCGACAAAGCAATTGCTCGCGGCTACGAGGACGGACCAGAAGCACTCCAAGCAATTGAGGCAGTTGGCACGATGAAAGCAGCACTCAGCACCGTTGGATCACAAACCATCTACGGCACTGCCAACAGCACCAAAGGGTTCCTCGGTCTGCAAGAGTTGCTTGCAACCTTCGGATCTGACCTTGTAGTTGATGCCGGTGGCACGACTGCTGACACTGGTTCGAGCGTCTATGCCATCCAAGCGGGTGTGCAGGGTGTGCAGTATGTCTACGGCAACGGCACGACCTTTGACTTGTCACCGTTCCGTGAAGGTGATGCAGTTGACTCTGGCGGCACCAATCGCTTTGCAGCATTCATCGCAGACCTCACCTCATGGATCGGTTTGCAGTGTGTGAACAAGTTCGCAGTTGGCCGTTTGAAAGATGCAACTGCTGACTCTGGCAAAGGTGTCACCGATGCCAAGATCGCAGAACTGATCAGCAAGTTCCCAATCGGTCAAACACCAACGCATTTGTTGATGAATCGCCGCAGTGCTTTCCAACTCTCAACGAGTCGCACAACTGCTCCAAACAGCAAACAAGAAGCATTCACTGGCATCATCCCATTCGGTATGCCAACGGAATCCTTCGGCATCCCCATCATCGTCACCGACTCCATTGTCTCAACTGAGGCACTCAGCTAATTCCAACCATAAAAAAATATGTCATTTGAATTCAATCGCAATCAACAAGACCTTAAGTATAGTAACAGCACTGCACTCCATACCACTGCAGCAAACTCAGCATCCATGGATCTTGAGCAAGTAGTAGGTGGTGACATCGAGCGCATCGTTGGTGAAGTAGTTTCTCCAGCATCAGTTGCCACAACTGGAAAGATCTGCACCTATACCCTGCAAGACTCCGCAGACAATAGCTCATGGGCTGCTGTGGACCCAGCAGTGACCACCACAATCACCGCTGCTGCCTCGGCACTCGCAGCAAAGACTGTGCGCTTCCGCTTCCCTCCCAATGTTCGCCGGTATGTTCGTATCGCACAGACTGGTGACACCCTCGGGTCCGTGGCTGGCTCCTTCACCTTTAAGGTGTTGTTCTAAAAATTCTGTTTCTGTTTCATAGCGTATTGTAGAGAGAGGGTGGTAGTGGGTCAATCCCTGCTGCCACCCTTTATCTTTATAAACTCACATTTTCTCATCATGGCTTGGACTATTCTCACTTACTCAGGACTCAAGGACAGACTCTCATCTGAGGAGTTGTCTCGACTGCTGGCAGAATGTCCAACACCAGAGGACAAGGCAGATGAGATCCTGACAGCAGTGGCACAAGAGGTTGTGTCCAGAGTGAACGCAGGACGCAGAAAGCGTGGTCTGCCACCACTGGTCAACACTGGTCTTTATATCCCCTACGGTGCCAGCCGTCACTCTTATGTTCTCGCTCGTCGAGAACTCACTGACTCTTACCCGGCACTGGCAGAGTTTAACGGTGAGGATCGCAAAGACTCGGTCCAAGAAGCCAACAATTATCTCGAGGCACTCTCTGACAACAATGCTGACAGTGATGACACCGGTGCGGCTGCGTTTGCAGTGGCATCCAGTGGATCTTTCCAGATCAGCGGTGCCACACTCTTAAACTTTGCAGAATCACCATGAGCAACAGCATCATCAGACAGATTGTGGAGAGTATCGCAGCGACATTGAGCGCACATGCATACTTTCGCACACTGCCTGTGATCCCTGTCATCGTTGAGGATCATCGTGATATCGATCAGCAGATCGAGAAGGCAATGAACTCATGTGGTGCCTTTGTTCTGGTCAACTTCTCGAACGCCAACACAGACACACCAGACACACCCGGACCATACATGGACCAATGTGAGTTTGTATGCACAGTGGCAGAGATCCCTAGCGTCTGGAGGCAGCAAGTTGGCAATCAATCCAAACCATCATGCACAGAGATTGCAGAGGCAGTCTCTCGGATCCTCCACCACCACACACCACTGGACAAAGAGGGTGATCCACTCACCGGTGGTGTCCTAATTTTCGAGGGCATGGCACAAGATGCCATCCCACCAATGCTTCAACAAATCATCAGATTCAACTGCCCAGTTGGGCTACAAAACACAACTCCAACACGATAAAACATCATGCCAACATTCGATAGAACAACAATTGTGCGGGGACCTTGCAAGGTCACTTATGACTCACAAACATTTTACAGCAAAGGTGCTGTGGTCTTGACCACTGCCATCACGACCTTCGACAAAGTGGCAGATGCCTATGGTCCTGTGGGCAAAGCAAAAACTGACTATACCATCACGGTGGAGTTTGAGCCAACTGGTGAGATCGAGGCACTCGCAGTGCTTTACCCACATGGCAACACAGCCATGGGTGCCAGCATCTACGGATCAACGGACAAACCACTGGTGATTGTGTCAGCAGATAAAACATACACCATTCTCAACGCACAGATCACACAGATGCCAGCAATTAAGTGCAGTGCCAACAACACAGCATTTGGTTCTGTCCAGTTCACTGGTCTACTGAAAAAAGCTGGTGACCCTGCACTGCTCATTGACTACATGACTGCTGGTGCTGGTGCATCTATCGGCACAGCATTTGTCCCTGGTAACATCAAGACGGCACCATACCAAGCAACACTTGGTGCAATGTCAGCATTCTTCTCTGCTGAAGGATTCGACATCTCCTTTGACCTATCGCTCAATCCAGTCACGGTGGACGGCATTGGCACGGTGGACATGACCCTTGGATCTCTTGGCTGCAACATCACATGTGTGCCAACTGGACCAGCACAAAATGATTTCGACACATTCTTCAACTTGCTGGATGCCGGTGAGGATCTCTCGACCAGCACACTCGACATCTCAACTGCCACAGTTGGTGGTCTGAACTTTGAGTGTGCCGCAGTGCAAGTCATCGATCTTGTGCGAAACTTCAGTGCCGGTGACAACCGACTTGGCACACTCAACCTTGCAGCAAAACGCACATTTTCTGCTGGTGACCCAGTGGCATTGTTCACAGTGGCAGTGGTAGTATAATAAAATATGTATGTCTCAATACAACGTGGATCTGTTCTCTTTGTCCTTGCCGGTGGCGATGGGCAAAGATCAGAAACGTCCAACTTGAGAATCTCCTCAGAGACAAACTTTCAACAGGCAGCATACATTGAGGCGGCAGAGTTTGTGCAGTTCTACAGAGGAGGTGCAGCAACGACTGTGTCCTTCTCATCGATCTTGACATTCTCGACGGTGGCAGAGGCAGAGACATATCTGCTGAACACACCGCAGGGTTTGATCAACCAGTTGGACATGACTGCCACACTCGGCAGACTCACTGCCAGTGGCACCAGACAAGTTGAGACTCTGACCTGTGTTGGCAATGCTAGCATCAATGGCAACATCAGCTGGGCATTGACTGCGGCAGATGGCAATGCCAATGGATCCGCTGCGGTGCTGAGTGGTGACACACCCACACTGTATGCACCAAAGATTGCAGCATCCCTCAATGCCAGCAGTGCCTTCTCTGTGTCCAACATGGCAACGAGTTCTGGCACCACAGTAATCATCACCAAACGCAATGCAGCAGCAGATGATGGCACTTTGGCACTGGTCACAACCAACGGATCCCCCAATCCAACAATCACAGGTGCCACTAGTGCCAACACCACTGCTGGTGTTGCGCCAACAATCACCAACTCGGTCACTCTCAATGATGTGAGTGCCATGGTTGATCTATCACAACAGGGTGTGGCAATCACACAAAACGTCACAATCCTTGGAAAATATGGCAGCTAAAACAGTCGATCTAAACATCAAGACCACTGCTGACACCACCGGGTTGAAGCAAGCTACTGTTGCAACTGATGGACTAACCACAGCAACCAACAAAGCAAACACTGCCACAACCACAAACACTGCCAGTGCAAGCAAATTTGGTGGCGTATCAAAACAGACTGCATCACAGATTCAGTCAATGGCAAGCAGCATTGACCTAGGTGACTCTGCTGCTGCAAAAGCCGGGGAATCACTCATGACATTGTCTGGCAATCTTGGTGTTCTGGGGATGGCATTATCTGCTGGCATTGGTCTTGGCAAGTTGATTGGTGATGAGTTCTACAAGATTGCACATGCATCAGAAGATGTCAGTGACAAGATTGGCGATATGTCCAAGAAATTGGAAGAAGCATACAGTGACAAGGCAAAGCAAAATGTCAAAGCATTTGAGGACTCACTAAAAACCACACAAACACTCACAGAGAATGTGAGAAATGCAGAGTTGGCATTGTATGAGGCGCGTACACTACAGGCAGAATCCAATGCCAGATTGATTGGGTCAAACCTAGCATTGGATGTGGCGGGGATCAACTATCTCAAGACTGTTGGTTTGGTAGTTGATGAGGAAAAGGCATTGCTCGCAGTCAGAAATGAGGCAGCAGCAAAGACCACAGAGGCAGCAGTGGCAGCAGAGAATGCCAAGATAGAGAATGCAAGGGCAAAATATAATGCTACAACAGCAGAATATCAAGATGCCCAAGATCAAGTTGCTGTTGCTGAAAAAAGACTGGCAGAACTAGAGCAGAGACAGCAACAAGCCAGAGCATGGATGCAAGCAGGTCAGGCAAGTGATAAGCTTGCTGTAACTGAGAAGAGACAAAAAGAAGGGTTTGTCTCATCTGACACCAAAGCATTTACGGCAGAGCTTGAGATGATCAAGACTGAGCTGTCATCTGTGCAAAGTATCATTTCAAGTGGACCAGCAAGACTTGAGAAGATCACAAATGACTCACTTGCACAAGCAGCACAACTTGACACTGCCATTGCAACGGCAGAAAATGCCATCAGTGAGATCACACAGAAAGCAGACCTCACTGCCAGAACTGCTGAACTGACAGCAGCAACCTCTCAGATTACCACTGATGCCAAGGAGATCACTGCACAGATTGCAAAGGTGGAAGCAATCACACCACTCCAACAAGAAGCAAAGGCACAGATCACACAGGCAGCAGCAGATGGTGTGATCACAGCACAGGACCAGATCAAGATTGGGCAGAATCTCAACGTGCTGCAAAACTCACTCAAGACTGGACAGGTTGAATCACTTACCACCATACGGTCATTGATCGAAGTCAACAATCAGATGGCAATCAAGATGAGTGCTATGAGTCAACAGATAAAAAGCATCCAATCAAAAGTGCAAAACATAAAATAGTATGCCAGTCTGGACAATAGCGGGAGAAGCAGCGAAGGCATGGGATGCCACTGCACAGACCATGGAGTATCGGCAGATCTCTGATGCAGAGTTGACCTTTCAATCCATCGGTGTGGATGAGTTGATCCTTGGCATCACGACACAATCACTGGCAAGCTACACACCACCAGAACTTGGACAGATCATCAAGATCTACAGATCCGGCACCCTGTTCTTTACTGGCACCGTCACTGACATTCAATCACAGAACACAAGTGGACTCAGCATCACAGTCAGTGGTCCGTGGTGGTGGCTGGATCGCATCGCCTACACCACACCGCAGACAGATAGTGCTGGATCAACAGCAGACAGACTCACCGGGGTGTTCGGCACTGCTGGTGCTGGCACCAACCTCAAGACTGCCATCGAGACAGCAATCAACACCGCAGTGGCACTGGGCGCACCAATGGCAAACATCGCCGGTGGATCCGCAGTGGCTACATATTTTGATCTGCCAAGAATCACACTCAACCAAGCATCATGCTCAGGAGTGCTCACAGAGTTGCTCAGGATTGTGCCAGACACAATGACCTACTTTGACTATTCCACTGCCACACCCACTCTGCAAGTTACACGCAGAGGTGTTGCGACTGCCGTGGATTTCACTGTTGGCACCTCACCCATCGATGCCATGACCATCAACCCGGTGTTTGAGCTAAAGGTCAACCAAGTGGTCCTGCCGTATGTGGACAGGGACACACTTGGACGTACAGTGTATCAGACACAGAGCAGTGGCACGGCTGCGGCTGGCAAGATCCAAGTGGTCACCATGGGCGGTCCAGAGTTGGACACATTTCTGCCAAATGATTTGTTTGATAAGGCAACGGTCAGAACTGCTGCCAACATTGGTGAGTTTGCAGTGGCAGCAGATCGACAGTTTGATGCTGCAAGAACATTGGGTCTGACCACCATTGGTGCATCACTTAGTCCATACACTTTTTCAACATCGTCTTCTGTTTCGTCTTTGCCAACTTTGAGCAGCAAGTATGTTGTCGCTGCATCTACATTAACCAATGCAGAAGGAGATCCAGTCTCACCCACTGGCAAGTTCTTTACCGTTGCAGATAATTTACCAGACTGGGCAGTTGAGGAGAATGGACTGATCCCAGTCACATTGGCTGGGCTATTTTACACTGAATGGATCTCTGAAACATCGTATTATGATGCTGGTGGATATTATGACCACACGGATGTATATAATGCACCAAATTGGTTTTTTTCTGTTCAATTAACTCGCACAGCATCAGGATTCAGGGGATCGAGGACTCAAGCTGACTACGTACAACTTTACACTGGACCATTGAATGCCACTGGTTTTCTGTCCAGCACATCATACCACTGGACAGGTGTTGCCAGATCGAGCAGCAGCACAACCAAAATCCAACTTGCAGTTGGTGCCAGTTCTGTTGATGACTACTATATTGGACTGACTGTCTCATGGAGAACATCTGGAGGTGCATCATTTACTGACACCATCACTGACTATGTTGGCAGCACACGATTGGCAACACTGACCAGCACATGGTCAACTGCACAGAAACCAGCCAATGGTCAGACCTACCAATTGCAAGGTCATCCACTTTATCGTGCGGCAGACTACAACTTCCTCGCGCCACCGGCTGGACTTGCTGCCAATCTGCTCGCAGCACAGAGTTTCATAGTCTATGAAGGACAGATCAGCACCACTGAGGACACTGTCGGTGCCGTGCGGTATCGCGGCAAAAAGATCAATGTCATTGGATCCCTGACAGCACACAGCACCATGGGTGCCATGGTATCGGGTGAGACACTCAACCTTTTCAGTGGTCAGACCACAATCTCTCTTGGCACTCCACCAAGAGTTGACTACAGATCCCTGACTGAGCGAATCCGCAAAACACCACAAGACAACATCGTATTTGTATGAACCAGTTTGACGTAGCAATAGACAATCAAGGCAACTTGCTGGTGGCGGCTGGCACAGTGGTCAATCTTACTGCTGCCACCTCGACCACCGTGCAGTTGGGTGAGACTATTTTGTCCAACATTGGCAACGGACCAAGACTTCGCACAATCAGCACCGGTGCGCCTTTTTTTATTGGTGGCAATGGTGAGAACATGGCAACCACCGGCACACTGTCTGGCACTGCGGCACCGATTGGCTACTTCCAGCGCAGTGGCACAGAGACTTGGGTGGACAACTTCGGCAACACAATTGTGGGCAATGATGCAGCCAACACCGCAGAGATTCGCATTGGCACTGATGTCATTGCCACCTTCTCCACTGCTTACACCACTGCACCTGTCGGGACATTCTCATCCACTACATTTGGCAAAGACACCTACAATGGCGGCACAGCATTCACTCTGACCACCACTTTTGAAGGAGGCGCCACTGCATCAATTGCACTGGTGACTATCTTCACCGGCACTGCACAAGATGGCAACTACACAGAGTCTGGATACAACACATGGACCAACAGTGGTTGGACTATCGACAGCACCACCGGGGAGATCGATGATGGCACAGACATAGTGGCAACTGTCACCGATTTTGTCAGTGACATCAGAGATCCCACCAACACATACGACTCGACCACCTACGGTGCAGACACATACAACGATGGTGCAGCATTTTTTATGCTTGTATCACTGCTCGGCAGAGTGCCAATGACAGGTTTTGTCTATGTCGAGATTGTTCTGTCTGCCGGTGCATTCTCAACTGCTCGCGGTCCATACTTTGGCACCTCTCTGCCAGCAAACTCATCCACACTTGAGGTGGTGCCTATCGCCTACTCGGACGGTGCTGGGATCCTCACACAATTTGTCAATGGTGCCATCCTCTATCGATGAAAACTCCAGCATGTATTTTTTGCTATTCAGGAGATGCCCTGCCAGTCAGGGAGTGCATCACCGGTGCAATTGCTGCTGGTCTGGTGCCATATGTGTTTGACGACTCACACTCTCCACTACCTCGGCACATGGTCACATGGATCCAAGACAATGGTGGACACCACATCCTCACTACCTTTGAACGCAATGGCAATCTGAACGGCACCAAGTGTGCTGTGGGCATTGTGCGGTCCATGATCCATGCCATGATCCTCTGCCGGTCAACCATTGCCATTAAACTGGACAGTGACACACTCATCATCAATGCATCACCATTCTTGGAGATGTCCACTGGTGTCTGCTCACTGGAGATTGACAGGAGGGATGCATTTGGGTGTTGCTACTCATTGACCATGGCAGATGCTGTCGAGGTCTACATCCACCTCAGTGATGGTGAGGTCAGTGATGATGTGCCAGAGGATCTTGCCATCTGGGGAGCAGTCTGTGAGTTGGGTCTGCACCACAAGATGCACAACTTTAACCCTGCTGGTGGTGCATTCTCAGCAGTGCCATCATCGTTTCACCCGGCAGACTGTCAGAAGTTCTCAGTCTGCACATTTGGCAATTCTCCACGCACACCAGAGGGTGTGACAATTTCTATGCAAAAGTTGAATAAATTCTTGCAATTACAAACAAAAAATATAATGTAATCGCCATGGCATATACAGGTGCAAATTTTGAATTTTGGATCGGTGAGGACATAACCATGTCCTTGACCTGTTTGCAGACAGACGGCACTGCCTTCAATCTCACTGGATACACAGCAGATGGGGTGTTGAAGATCAACCCATCATCAGCGGTGGCACTGGATCTGGTGCCAACAATCCCCACACCGGCAAATGGTGTGGTGCTAGTGTCTGTCAACACAGCAGATGTGGCAGCCGGTGTCTATGGGTGGGATGTCCAGATTACTGAAGGATCCAATGCACCAATCGTGATTGGCTATGGCACCGCAAAACTCAGAAAGAAAAATACACCATGAGTTTATCCACAGTAGAGATCAGAATTGCCAGTGCCAATCCTTCACTTGTAGAACTACAGGCAACTGGATCCCCTGCCATTGTGCAGATCAACATGGGACCATCTGGACCAGCCGGCACTAACGGCACTAACGGCGGCTCAACCTCGGCATGGAAATATAAAGCCAAGACCAACGCAACGAGTGGCTATCCGGGCAACGGCTACCTATTGTGGAACAACGCAACGCAGACAAGCGCGACTAGTATCATCGTTTCACACCTCACCGATGACAATACCGACATCGAGCTTTTACTTTCGTTTTTCGTCGTCAATCAAAAAATCTTTATTCAGGATCGCGACGACTCAAGCAAAAATCAAGTGTGGCTAATCAGCGGCACGCCAACGGTGACAGGGGCGAATACATCGACCGCATACTACACATTCCCCGTCACGTTAGTATCATCGGCGGGGGGTGCATTTACCAACAACCATTCGATTTTATTTGGGCAAATCTCAGTTGCCACTAACGCCGTAACAAGCGCGACTACCAGCGATGGCACTTGCGCGTTGAGCGTGGCTAGT